CGCCAGCATGCGTCAGGGCCAGGCGCCCGCGCATCTGCGCGTGATCAGCCATGACGATCCCGAGGCGTGATCCTCGGTTTTCCCCAAACCAAGGAATGATTATGAGCGACCAAATTATTGACGTGGATGACATGGATGCGCTGCGCCAGCGCATTCGCAGTGCCATGAAAGAACGCGGCCTGGCGATGACCGATGTGGCGCGCCAGGTGGGTGTTCCATACGGAACCTTCAGCAGCTGGATGGGCAATACCTATCGCGGCAGGCTGGGGCCGATTGGTGAAAAAGCAAGCCAATGGCTGGATGGCCAGCAAGCCGCCGATCGCACCCGCGCGCTGGCACCGAAAGCGCCTGGCTTCCTGCCGACGCCGACCGCAGAGGCCATTCTGGCCACGCTGGAACATGCGCAATTCATGCCGGAATTCGTGGTGATCACGGGCAGCCCTGGTGTGGGCAAAACCAGCGCGGGCCGCGCCTATGCCCAGCGCAACACCAATGTGTGGCTGATCACGGCAGAGCCCACCATGTCCACCCCGCGTGCGGTGCTGGAATATTTGGCTGAAGCGATTGGCGTGCCTTCGCGCGGCATGTCCACGCAGCAGCTTTCGCGCAGCCTGACCCGGCGCATGACAGGCAGCCAAGGGCTGATCCTGATTGATGAAGCGCAGCATTTGACCAGCCAGACACTGGATCAACTGCGCATGTTCTACGACCTTGCCGATATCGGCATCGCGCTGATGGGCAATGAAGCCGTGCATGCGCGGCTTGAAGGTGGCGCGCGCGCCGCACAATTCGCGCAGCTATTTTCGCGCGTCGGCATGCGGCTGGCGCGCCCGCGCGCGCTGAAGGGCGATATCGAGCAATTGATGGACGCCTGGGATATCGCCGGCAAGGGCGAACGCGCGCTGCTGGCGCAGATTGCCAAGCGCCCCGGCGCGCTGCGCAACCTGACCAAGGTGCTGCGCATGGCCCACATGTTGGGCAGTGCTGAGGGCGCGGAAGCGGTGGCTGAGACGCATATCAGGATGGCGTGGGAACGGCTTTCTGCCGGCGCGCCTTTGATGGCTGAGGCCGCATAATGACGCCCGGCGCCTTGGCTGATCTGCGCAATCAGGTGGACCTGCTGAGCCGCCGTGTGCGCGCGCTTGAAACCAATACGCGCGACCTATTCACGCCGCCGCCGCCGGTTGCGATCAGTGACGTGATCGAAGCGGTGGCGACGGAATTTGAAGTGACGGCGCTGGCCATCACTTCCTGCCGCCGCGACCGCCAGGTGGTGTTGGCGCGGCAGGTGGTGATCAACCTGTGCATCGACGTGATGAACATGACTGTCTCACGCGTGGCGCGCGCCTTTTCGAAGGACCGCGCGACGGTGCGGCACGCCTTTCATGCGGTTTGGACGCATGAAGCGCGCGACCCGAACTTTCGGTCGCGCATGGAAAATCTGCGGTGGAAGCTGAAGCACGCCGCGCCCCATCCCACATCCCCAAAGAAGGAAGCCCATCATGGCTAAGAACAAGCGCGCGGCGGAGACCGCGACGCCACCCAAGCATCGCGATGAAGCGGAAGCCTATCTGGAACAGATCGGCAGTATCCAGCGCGAAATCCAATTGAACAAAACCGCGCTGGCGGAAGCCATCGCGAATGTCACGGCTGAAATTGAAGCATCCAGCGCGAAGCTGGCCGAAGAACATGACCGGCTGTTCCGTGGCCTGCAATTATGGGCGGAAGCAAACCGCCACGCCCTGACCGATGGCGGCAAAACCAAGACCGTGCGGATGAACAATGGCACCATCGCGTGGCGCCAGGCGCCGCCTTCCGTGCAGATCAAGGGTGAGAAAGCGGTGCTGGCCTACCTGATGGAGAAGAAGGGCGAGGAATTCCTGCGCACCAAAGTGGAAATCAACCGCGAGGCGATGCTGGCGAACGCTGAACAGGCATCGAAAATTCCCGGCGTGACGATCAAAAGCGCGGGCGAGAGTTTCGTCATTGAACCGGTTGGCCAGAAGGAGATGGCGGCATGAGCAACCAGACGCAGACGCTTGAGCAGGTTGTGAAGCGCATCGTGGGCGCGGCCTTCGATGCCGGTGTGCAAGCGGCCACGCGCCCGCGCGCTGAGCGTGAAGCGCAGCGCCTGGATCAGGCAGGCTATGCCGCCATCATGATCTGCGCCCAGGCCGAAGCGGCGCGGGTGAACACGGGCAATGTAGGAGCAGAAAATGAAAAAGTATGAAATCCAGGATGCTGCTACGGTGTTGGCAATCTGCTGCTACGATGCAGCGAAGCAGGCAGGGTGGCACCATGATCAGCGTACCGGCCTACTGCGCACCTGCCAGCAAAACCACGAACTGTTTCCGGTCCGCTTGATGCTGATCGTGTCGGAATTGGCCGAGGCCATGGAAGGGCACCGCAAGTCCCTAAAGGACGATCATCTGCCACACCGCGATATGGCAGAGGTTGAACTTGCTGATGCGGTGATCCGTATCTTCGATCTGGCCGGCGCGATGCATTACGACATCGGCGGCGCCATTGCCGAAAAGCTGGCGTACAACGCGCAGCGCGCGGACCATAAGCCAGAAGCCCGCGCCGCTGCTGGCGGGAAGGCTTACTGAGCCATGATCCGCAGGCTGAAAATCGCCGCCGCGCTGGTCCTGGCGCTGGCCATGCCTGCTGCCGCTGATGCGGTGCGGGTCATTGATGGCGACACCATTGTCCATCGCGGCCAGACCATTCGCATCATGGGCCTGGATGCGCCGGAAAAGCATCACCGCTGCTTGGAAGAAAAGGTACTGGCCGAACGCGCACGCGCGCGGCTGGAGGAGCTGCTGGCCGATGGCTTCACGGTGGAACGCCACGGGCATGATCGCTATGGCCGGGTGCTGGCCGTGGTGTTCGATGCGCGCGGCATGAATGTCGCGAATGTGCTGATCGTGGAAGGGCTCGCGCGCCGATATAATGGCCGTGGCCCGCGCGAGCTTTGGTGCTGAACCATGCAGCGCGCCCTTTTCCCCAAGGATGGACTGCCGAAGCATCTGCGTGATGACTTCGAGATTTTCTGGGAGGCATACCCGGCCCGGAAACCAAACCCGCGCGCGCTGGCGGAAGTGGCTTATGGCCGCGCGGTGCGCGAAGGCGTGCAGCCGAATGATCTGGCGCGCGCCGCTGCGCGCTATTCGGATGAAGTGCGCGCGCAGAAGATTGACGCGGCCTTCGTGGTGCATGCCGCGACCTTCCTGCGTCAGCGGCGGTTTCTGGATTACCTGACTGCCGAGGCGCCGGCGCCGGAAGCCGCGCCGCGCCGCGTGGATGAAGCGCATCCGCTCCGCGCGGTGACACGCGGTAAGATCAGTGATGCGGATTTCATCGCCTGGATTGCGAAATTGGAAATCGCAGTTTGGGAACGCGGGCAGCGTGCGCTGCTGATCGCGCCAACCGCGTTCCATCGGGATTGGGTGCGGAATTATCTTTCCGGAGACCTCCGCGCATGGATGCAGGTGCGCGTGCTGGAAATTGATATCCGCCGCCGCCAGCCACAGGCGGAAGGGGCCGCGCCATGATGCCCCGCACCGTTGACCAGCACTGGCAGGAATTGGTGGCGCAGGCCGATGCCCAAGACATCCGCGACCTGGCGCTGCTCGCGCTTGAAATGCGCACCGCGCAGCAGCGCTACTTCACGGACCGTCAGCATTTGCACCTGGTGCAGGCGAAAAGCGCGGAGGCGGACTTTGACCGTCACGTGAAGCGCCTACGCGCGCCTCAGCGGGGGCTTGGCCTATGACCCAGGACCGCAAGCAGATGATCGCCAAAATCCATCTGGCGAAGAAGCAATTGGCGCTCGCCGAGGAAAGCTACCGCGCCATTCTGGAACGCATCACGGGCCTGGACAGTGCGGGCAAGATGCGGGTGGACCAGCTAGACGCGGTGCTGCGCGAATTCGCCCGGCTGGGCTGGCGCGCGAAGCCTGCCGCCAAGCGCAGCGCTCAGCCGCAAATTCGCATGATCCACGCGGTGTGGGCGGATATCTGCAAGCTGCAAGGCCGGGGCGATGCAGAGGCGCTGCGCGCCTTCGTGCGCCGGCAGACGAAGACGGAAGCGCACCCGGAAGGTGTGGACAGCGCCGAATTCCTGACCGCCGCCATGGCGAACCGCGTGCTGGAAGGGCTCAAGGCCTGGCGCGCGCGGTTGCAGCGGGGGGCCGCCGCATGAACGCGCCGCGCCCGGGGACGCGCCTGGATAGACTTTGGCAGGAAATCAAGCGGCTGGCCGAACTGGGGCAGCCCATGCCGCGCGTGACGGAGATCGGCATCGCCTGTGGCTTCCCGTATCAGGACCTCTATCGCCTGCTGGATGAGGGGCGCGAAAGATGCCTCTGGACGCTGGAGCGTGACGGCGCGCGCATCGTCGCGATTTGCGGTACCGATGGCGATTGGAAGCTTCATTGTTCGATGCGCCGGAATGCGGTGCCGGCTGTTTCCGTGCGGCGCTACCGCGATGCCCCGACAGAAGCGCTTCCGCGCACATGCCTGCGTTGCCGCGAGGTGTTCAGCTCTGCCCATATCGGCAATCGCTTGTGCGTTGCGTGTAACGCCTACGCGGCGCAGGCCGCGCCATGAGCTACCGGGCGTGGCGCCACCGGCAAAGGCTGCGGCAATGGCGCCGGGTGCTGGCGCGGCTGCCAGCGGCTGAACGGCTACTGGCAGCGCTCAGCCTGAAGGTGTGGCGGTGATGTCAGCGGCGTTGAAGATCGCGCGTGGCGCCAGCCTCCATCTCAACACACATGTTGAGCATGAAGTAGCTCGCCGTGCGCAAGGTCTGCTGCTGGCGCAGGCAGGTGCGGCGCGCGGCGGGTGTGGCCTGATCCCATTGTTGGCGCAAAATCTTGAGCGCGTTGTCTTCGTTATCGAGGCACATGCGCAGCATGACGGCGCTTTCGGATGCGATAATGCGCTGCTGCCTTTCGCAGTGGGATCGGGCGTCCCAGTCCGGCAGGGCTGGGTTTTCTTGGGCGTAAGTGGTGGAAATCGTCAGGGTAGCGAGAAAGCCAAAAAGGACAGCGCGGCGCATCGTTGTTCCTCCGTTGAAACGCCAGTCCTTATCACCCAACCCGCCCGTCCCGCGCAAGCATTTCCGCAATGATCAAATGCTCGCTTCCCGCGCCAGCCGAAATCCATTGGCTGACCAAGATCATCGGTGCCGATGCAGCGCTGCGCCTGATTGAAGCGCATGGCGGGACGCGGGTTTATGTGCCGAAAGATATCAATCAGAACAGCGCCGCGCGCCTGGCCTTGCCTTTGCCCGAAGCGCGCCGCCTGGGGGAAGCCTTCGGCGGCGAACACATCCCTGTACCCATCGCGCGCGCCTGGCGCGTGCGCATGTATCGCGCGGCGGGGCTGACCTATCCCGCCATCGCGCGCAAGCTTGGCATCACGGAACGCGCGGTTGGGCGCATCCTGACCGATGCTGGCCTGACAACCTCTCAGGGTGATCTTTTCCGCTAAGTGATGCGGACGCATGTCCGCATGACCTGATCGCCGCGCGCGCGCGAATGTGCGCGGCATGACGGACGACGCCCTTCCCGACCTTTTACTGCCGCGCGACCATGAACGCCTCAAGGGCGTGCACCCCGATTTGGTGCAGGTGGTTCAGGTGGCGCGGCAATTCACGCCCTTCATTGTGCTGGAAGGGCTGCGCACACCGGCGCGGCAGGCCAGGCTGGTGGCCGAAGGCGCATCACGCACGCTGAACAGCCGGCACTTGACCGGCCATGCGGTGGACCTTGGGTATTGGCTGGATGATGGCGATGGCATTCCGGAAAATGGCGAAGTGCGCTGGGATTGGCCGTTGTATCACAAGCAGGCGCGCTGGCTGAAAGATGTCGCTGCCGATCTGCAGGTGCCGATCATCTGCGGTGCCGACTGGAAGACCTTCCCCGATGGCCCGCACTTCGAATTGTGCAGGCGGGCGTATCCATGACGGAAGCCGCCATCCCGAAATCATCGCGCAGTTTCAGCCGGGCTCTTGTGGTCGGCAATTGCATCGCCGCCTGGGTCGCGGTTTTTTTGTGCGTTTACGCCAGTGAAGTCAGCGCCGGCATTGTGGTGCCGGCAGCGCTGACGCTGATCGCGTGGCTCGTCAGTGGCTATATGGGCATTGGCGCGCTGGATTTCCGCACCGCCACCGCTTCCGTCCGCCGCCCGGGTGACGCGACATGATCGCCAGTTTGACCGGCTGGCTGCTGAAGCCTGCCTTGCCGTATTTGGCCGGCGCCTTGCTGGTGGTGGTGCTTGGCCTAGCCACCGCCTGGCGCGTGGAAGCCTGGCGCCGCGCGGGCGCCGAAGAAACCCTGGCCGAAACCCGTGCCGAATTGTCCGCGGCGCAGCAAGCGCTGGCGGATCGCGCGCAGGTGATCAGCGCGCTGGAACGCCAGGCCGCCGCTGCCGCCGCCACACAGGAACGCATTGAGCCCATCCGAAGGACCATCCATGCCGCGAACCGTACCCAGGCCTGTGTGGCCAGCCCTGCTGTTGCTGCTGGCCTTGATCGGCTGCGCGCCAGCCAGCCGCCCAGCGCCCGGCCTGACGCTGGCGCCAAGCCTGCTGAATTGCCGCGATGAACCGCGCGTGCCCGCCATGACATCCGATGCCGATCTGATGGGGTTTCTGTTGGATGTGATTGAGGCCGGTGAAGATTGCCGGTCTCGGCTGGCGCGTGTGCGAGAGATTGTTGAAGCGAGGAATGAGTGATGGTCGATAACGTGGATGTCGCGCAGGAATTGGAAGAACGCCACCGCGCCCAGGCATTGGCGCGTATCCGCGCGCGGTTCCCCGCACCGGCGCCGAAGCCTCCGCAACCCGTGAAGGAAGCGGAGGATGACGCATGATGGTGAGTTTGGAATGGCGCGACATGGCCGCCATTGTCACCACCGCCGCGATTGTCGGCGGTATTGTTTTGGCGTTTCTGCGCTTCAAGCTGGCGGGGGATTTCGCCGCGCGTGGCGATCTGGCGAAGGTGGCGCAGCGGGTTGATGAGGTCGAAGAACGCCTCACGAAAATGCCGTCTCATAATGATCTGAGCGCGCTACAGCACCGGGTGAATGATCTGGATCGCGCGGTCGCGGTCGTCGCGGAACGTGTGGGCGGGGTGCAGCAAATCCTCACGCGGGTGGAACACCAGACCGGCCTGCTTGTGCATCACCAACTGAGGAAGGGCGTGCCTGATGCCTGATTTCGCCGCGCTGCTGGCCGAAGACCGCCGCCTGATCATCCTGCGCGCCTTGGCGGAAGATCACGATTACGCGCTGAATGACAGCGTGCTGAAACGCGCGCTGGCGTCGCTTGGCCATGAAGTGTCGCGCGATGTGCTGCGCGGTGATCTGACCTGGCTGGCGGATCAGCGGCTGATCACGGTCCGCAAACTGGATGATGGCGTGATCTGGGTGGCGCGGGCCACGGAAGATGGTGTGGATGTTGCGGGTGGCAGGCCGCATCCGGGTGTCGCGCGCCCGCTGCCGGGGCATTGAGATATGGCGCGGCCTTCCACCATTGCGCGCCTGCCGGGCGAAATCCGCGAAGCCATTGGCCGGCTGCGCGACCAGGGCCGCACGCTGGATGAAATTCTGAACCATCTGCAAGGCATGGAAGTCACGGTCAGCCGCAGCGCGCTGGGCAGGCACGTTCAGCAGATGGACAAAGTGGGCGAAAGGCTGCGCCGATCCCGCGCGATATCTGAAGCGCTGGTGCGCCAGCTTGGCGATGCGCCGGAAAGCAAAACCGCGCGGCTGAATATCGAAATGATGCACTCCTTCCTGTTTGACTTCTTGGCATCCGCCGAAGAAGGCGCGGAAGAAGGCAGCGAAGCCGCGCTGGCCCATGTGCGAGACCCGAAATCCGTGGCGCTGATGGCCGAGGCCGTGCAGCGCCTGACCACGGCCAGCCGGCAGAATGTGGAATTCGTAGCGCGCGTGGAAGATCGCGCGGCGGCGAAGGCCAAGGCTGGCGCTGCCCGTGCCGCTGAGGCCGTGGCGCGCGAGAAGGGGCTGAGCGCCGATACGGTGCGCGCGATCAAGGCGAGCATCCTGGGGGTGGCGGAATGAACCAGGACATGGGCATTCACATCTCATCCGGTGGCGGCTTCGTGCGCGTGGTGGTGGTAGCGGGCGAGCCGCCGGAGAACTGCGCCACGGTTTTCCTGACGGCCATCCAGGCGCGCGAATTGGCGCGGCTGATCCGCAATGCCGCTGACTTCACCGCCGCCGCAGGCCCCGCACAAGGCAGCGCGTGATGGCCGCGCCGAAGCACTCGACGATACTCGACAAGCCATCGAGTAGCCCCGACATTGAAGGCGTGCTGCTGCCATATCAGCGCGACCTGGTGCGCGCGGTGTCGCAGCATTCCGTCACGGTCTATGAAAAATCCCGCCGCATCGGCGCCACCTGGGGTGTGGGCGCGCAAGCGGTGCTGACTGCGGGCGCCAAGCGCGAAGATCGCGGGATGGATGTGCTCTACATCGGCTATAATTTGGACATGGCGCGCGAGTTTATTGATGTCTGCGCCATGTGGGCGCGCAGCCTTGGCATGGCCGCCGGTGAGATTGGCGAATTTCTGTTTCAGGACCAGGAAGAAAAGGGGGTGGAACGGCACATCGCTGCCTTCCGGATCAAGTTTGCCTCGGGCTTTGAAATCCTGGCCCTGGCATCACGGCCCCGGTCTTTGCGTGGCCGGCAGGGTTTCGTCATCATTGACGAAGCGGCCTTCCATGATGATCTGCCGGAGCTGTTAAAGGCAGCTTTGGCGCTGCTTATCTGGGGCGGCCGCATC